GTCAGGCATCGTATAGGATTAACAAGGTGTATAATGGTATTGCTATCTGGTCTGACGGAAACAACTGGATTGTCATCCAAGCTAAGAGCACGTGATGCCAAGCAAGAAGGACATGCCCTGCAACAAGCCTCGCTCATCTACGAGTGCTGGCAAGAAGAAGATGGTCAAGGCGTGTGCCAATGGTAAGGAAAAGATTATTCACTTTGGTGCAAAGGGTTACGGTCACAACTACAGTCCTGCGGCGCGTAAGAGTTTCAAGGCACGGCACAAGTGTGATACGGCCAACGACAAGTTGACGGCGCGGTATTGGTCGTGCAAGAAGTTGTGGGCAGGCAAGGGAGGAAGTAAGAAGGCGAGCCCTAGCGGACGAAAGGGAAAGTATTAACTTAGTCGTCATGAAAGGTTTAGGCGACAGCATCGAGAAGGTCACCAAAGCCACCGGCATTAAGAAGGTGGTTGATACTGTGGCCAAGGCAACGGGTAAGGATTGCGTGTGCAACAAGCGTCGTGACACATTAAACCGAATGTTCCCATACGAATAATGGCATATCAAAAGTTACAAGTCGAACGGGCCCTTGCGGTCATCCCTAGCGACACCATCAACATCCCTAACGTTGCAGGCGCCACACTTAGTGGCACTACTAGTGGAACGGGCACTAACCAGCTTGTCGACGAGGACCAAGACTTTACGGCGGTAAACATCAATGGTCTTGTTGGAAGTATCATTTACACGTCTACTACAGCTCATAAGGTAACCGCAGTAGTTGACGACGAGACCCTTTCTATTAGTGGCACTATTGCTTCCGGTGAGACTTACGTCATTTACTCTGACGCCAATACGGGCTGCGTCTTGTACAGTGGTGCTGGCGGAGACATCAAGGTTTTGACTGCTGGCAACGACGAGGTGACATTTACTGGCACTGCTGCTGGCGCTTTCATTCCTGTTCAGGTCAAGCGAGTTTTTGCTACCCCTACTCCCCCTACCGGTATCGTAGCCCTGTGGTGATATGCCTATACAGATAGGCATAAATAACGCTATTAAGGGCGGCACCGGAACGGGCACTGGCGGCGGCGGCGGCGGTGCGGTGTTTACCGATGTATTTGACGTAACTACTTTAGCTGGAGAGACGGTTTCATTTTACACGGTTAGACAGACTGCACCTGCAATTGTAGATTGGGGAGACGGTTCTCCTACTGAGACTATCAATCTTTCGGTTCTTCAAACACACGCCTATCCTGCTGGCAGCTATGTGATTTCTATTTCAGGAGGAGCTGTTGAATTGTCGTTTAACGCAAGGGGTGGCCAGTCAGACCTATCTAAGGTCACCAACGTTCTCTCTCTTTCCAAGCTTATATTTGGCGAGAGTAGCTCCCTGTATACTTGTCCTGTCAACGTCACCTATACTGCTACGGACACCCCGGGACTCGTGACTGGAGAAACCTCGATGGAGGAATCGACTAGGTGGTTTCCGACAGACGCGGACAACTATCCCAATAGCATTCCCAATTGGCAAGTAGGTAGCGTGAATTATTTTGAGAGTTGTTTTGAATTGGCCATCGCGTCACCACCCTCAACTCTAGACGTTGACGTTTCTAGCTGGGTTTTCAAAACGGGAGCTGTTCATTACAGCTCTTTTCAGTATTTAATCGATGCTCGCATTGCCGAGTGCTTCGTGGGTTGGGACGCCAGCGGGGTAACTAATGTTACTCTGGATAACGCTTTCAGGCCGAGGCTTGCCGTTGGCGGTGTCGACCTAGACCCGGCTACATACCCAGCGGCTAAGGTGGCTTACGACAATCTAATCAACACAAAGGGGTGGGTTGACAATGGCTCTGTCAATTGGGTGACGCCGACTCCTCCGCCAAACTTGTTACTTGATGACTACCCCTTAGCGGAAATAGCATACTCGGTGAGAAAACTTCGTACTGCATACTCCGGCTCCGCCATGCGCGTGCGTAGAACGGTAGCCCCGTTCGATGAGCAGGACATCGGTTTTGATGGTGTCGACTTGGACGAGGCGGCTATCGTATCGTTCGGTGGGGCAGACCCGCTCACGGTCAGTGTATGGTACGACCAAAGCACTAACGGGGTCAACGCTGCGCAATCTACCGCAACTGAACAGCCTGTTATTTACGATGGGTCCGCAGTTATTACTAAGGGAGGAAATCCAGCCTTGAGTTTTGAGACTAACCTGAAATATTTACAGTGTGCAAGTGGGTTAGATTTCAGTGATATAAGCGTGTCTTCTGTCTACTCTGACATTAATGGAGGCGGGCATATTTTAGGAATGCAGACCAGCAACAACAACGGTTGGAGACTACAGGCCCACTCTACAGGTGGCCGCATACGTGCAGGTGGCACTAACGTAAACTCATCTTTGTCTAACGTGTCCATCCATACTTTGCAAACGGCATTTGCATACGGAGGTAATGGCACGACCTACATCAATCAAACTGGTTCTTCGACCGTATCTGCTTCTATAGGTACTACTACCTCTTACAATTCTAAGATAGGAGTGACTTACAATCCCGGCTCATATTCATGGGCACAGGGCAAGCAACAAGAGGTTGTAATTTGGGATTCAAGTTCAGTAGACATAAATGACAGGACCGGCATCGAGTCCAACGTGAACACATATTACTCCATTTACTAATGGCTACAGTATACCTACCCGTTGAGCCCGTCGATGGCTCAACCAGTAACCAGCACGCTGTTGCTATCAACAAGCAGTGTTGGGACTTGTATCGTCCGGCGAGCATTCAGAATCCGAACGACGTGACCAGTCAGTTGTTCCCCATCTCTATCCGCGAGAGCGACGAGCTGGCGGCTATCGTAGGCGATACTACCGAGCAGGTGTATATCAGTCCGGAGGTTGACCTTACTGAGTTCCTTGCTATCCTACCCAACGTCACTGACGAAGAGAAGGTTTTGCTTACGGCTTACGTCGAAGCGAATAAAGGAGGATACGTACCTTTCCAGAGTCTTATCCCACCCAGTTCTATTCAGCTTACTGAAGCTGAGGCTGTAGCTGAGGGTTGGCCCGACCCTAACGCACCAGAATCATAATGGCAACTATTCCATCAGACCAGAAGTTCCACACGCTTAACGCGAACACTCCCACTAAGGACCGTGGCTCCTCGCAAACCGACGGCTTGCGTGAGATTTATACGATGCAGGACATCATCGACACCGCTGGCGGCGGTGGTGGAACGGCGGGCATCGACCTTTCTCTTATCGTTCGTGACGCTCCGTACACGAATAACTATGACCACGAAGGCACCGTATTCAACTTCGGTCTTACTGGCGCACTAGCGTTTAGTGTTTATCAGTATGATGGCACTACATGGGGCGTAGCTAGTAATTCGGCACCTTCCTCCTCTAATGGGCTATTGGGACTTGGATTGGGTAGCGATTCCTTTGTTTTAGAAAAAGGAATATTTTCTTTGACTTCCCCCGTTCCTTTTAGTGCGGGCGATGTTTTGTATCTCGGAAGCACTGGAGGCATCAACATCATTAATGACATCAGCGGCCTCACCCAAGGTGAAGTCGTGCGTGTTATTGGTGTCTATTTAGGTCAGTCTGGTAGCGTGTACAAAACTTACTTTAATCCCAGTCCAGACTGGATTGAGATTGCATAATGGCTGAATCAGGAAAAATAAATGCGGTGGATTTAGCCAACATCGCGAAGCTCGATGCAGTAGACGCGGCGAATATCGCCAAGGTCAACGGCTTGACGTTCACTCAGGCGGCGGCGTTCCTTTTGGATACCTACACCGGCGCCACGGCTGGCTACTCGGTGCGTAGGCTTGCCACCTCTGCGACCAACCTCATGCGCATCCGTGAGGACGCAGGGGACACAGAGACGGACATCGGCTACGACTCGAACAACCAGCTCGAAACGGCGGCTATCGCTTCCCATTGCGGAACCGCGAACGGGTACGTGGTTACGTGGTACGACCAAGCGGCCTCGAACAACGCCACCCAAGCAACCGAGGCTTCACAGCCACAGATTTACGATGGGACGACACAGGCGGTCATTGAAGATAACGGGAAGCCTGCTTGTAAAGGAGGTGATTTCACAGTGAGCGCATCGTCTCAGGTTTCACAACCTTTAACGGTCACAACTGTATCTGAACGATACGGTATTGACTCAGCGAGCGCGGAGCTGTTAAGGTCTACAGACGTGACGTTTATTTTTGGCCATCGTTTTGGCGGTTACAGATGGCAAGCGCCAAGTTTTGCATACATTGGCGTAAGCAATAGCGGTCAAAACAATCTTACGGCAATTTTTAATGGAAGCAATAGCACGTTGCACGATAATGGCACGGATATTTCAATGGGCGACCCGGGAAATGGCAATTTGGGAGTCACTCGAACTATGGGAATTCCCAATTATTTCTTTTACCAAGAGTGCGTTATATGGCCTTCAGACCAATCCAGCAACCGCACCGGCATCGAGTCCAACGTGAACTCGAACTACCTCATCTACCAACCCACAGACACCCCGACCTCGGGACTCTTGGCGACGTACTCAGGAGCGGCGGCAGCGTACTCCGTGAGACAGCTTGCCGATACCGCAGTTATGTCCATGAGGGTCCGCAGGGACTCCGACGATGAAGAGCAGAACTTCGGCTTCGACTCCAATGGGGACTTGGATACGGCAGGCATCGCGGCCTTCTGTGGTTCAGCGAACGGATACGTCTCCCGGTGGTGGGACCAAAGCACCGCCGGCAACCACGCAGACCAAGCCACTGACACAAACCAGCCACAGATTTACAACGGCTCGGCGGTCATTACTGAAAACGGGAAGCCTGCTTTGGACTTTATTGCAACTAGATTTATGCAATCAGGAAATGTTATAACGGACGAAAATGTTTCATGCATAGGTGTAGCGACAGCGATAACTCAAGTCCAAACTGTTCAAGCACTCGTGTCCGCTCAGTCTGGTATTAATGTAGGCTATGAATTGATTTACGTTACTCCTAATATGAGCTGGAGATGTCGGACGAGCGATTTAGATGTAGCGCAATCACAAGATGCGCAGAGCTTAATTTTTGCGGACTACAACGGAGCCTCTCAAGAGTTGGCTGTAAATGGCGCAAATAGTACGCAGTCCAGCCTTCAGACGTTTTCGCTTACGGACGACTTGATGATTGGAAGCCGAAGCCAAGGCGCAGCACAGCAGCCGTGGGGAGGAACCATACAGGAAGTGTTAATTTACAACACGAGTCAATCAAGCAACCGTACCGGCATCACGACCAACGTGAACACATATTTCAGCATTTACTAATGGCAACCGTATACCTACCCGTCCAGCCGATTGAGGGCATGGATTCCGCAGAACGCGCCGAAGCCCTCGACGCTCAAGTTTGGTGCTTGCGCCGCCCACAATCTTTGCAGAGTCCTCAAGACATCACCAAGTACTACTACCCGCGTATCACCCACCCGGATACGGGGCAGGTGGCTATCGTAGGCGACACCACCGAAGAGGTGCGCATCAGTCCTGAAGTAAACCTTACTGAACTACTTCTGCTTATGCCGGAGGTGCCACAAGAGGAGAAGGACGGGTTGGTACTTTACATCGATGCCAACCGTGGGGGCTCTGTCCCTTTCGGGCAGCTTATCCCATCCACCTCGGAGCAACTGACAGAGGTCGAAGCTAGGGCTCTTGGTTGGTTGCCAGAGGGGCCAGAGGAATAATGTCGCTGAATTATATTTACGATAAGAAAGCTAAGCACGACCAGTACTGGATTTATTGGGACGGCACATCATACGAGGCGACATGTCCAGCTCCATTACCTTATTCGAAATCCTTACCCTCGCGGGGGCGCTTATTGGAGTATACTTCAAGCTTCAAACCGAAATCGGGAAGCTAAAGGGACGCATCGCTATGTTGGAGAAGCAGGAGTTGCAGGTCATGAGTATGCTAGAGAAGCTCATGAATTCTGTTGACGAGCTCAAGCTCCTCCTCGCGCAAAAGGGAATGAAATGAAGTACTTCACTTACTCTGAGTTCGACAGTCCAGACATCCCCGGCTCGGGTCATGAGATGGAGGATATCTTCCTAGAGAAGTTGGATTTAGCTCGTGAGCAGTCTGGAGTTCCTTACGTCATCAACTCTGGCTTTCGGACGGCAGAGCATAATGCTGAGGTAGGTGGAGTGGCGGGGAGTTCCCACCTTACGGGTTGGGCTGCTGACATCCGTGCCGACAGTTCCAACCGACGGTTCCTTATCCTTCGCGGTCTCCTTGCCGCCGGATTCAATCGTGTGGGTATAGGTCAGAATTTCATTCATGTGGACTGTGACCCTAGCAAAGCGGGCAACGTTTCTTGGTTGTATTGAATTGCGTACCTTGGTTCTATGATTGATTTCATCTCAGAAAACTGGATTGCCCTCACGATTGGCCTGATGGCGTTCATTAAGATTATCGTGAACCTAACTCCAACGGATGCTGACAACGCCGTATTTGGTTATTTCGATATCCTTATCACTGCTATTACTGGCGACCGCCGTAAGAAGAAGTAAGATGGCTAAGATTAGCAATCAAAACGTATACCCACCAACGACGCCTACTGTTGAGGACTTGCTCATTGGTACCAACGTTGAGGACGCTAACGCGACTGTAAATTTTACGGTTCAAAGCATTGTTGACTTAGCTAACGGAAGCGGTATTGTTCCAGACCTTCAGGCGGTATTGAACTCTGGAGACACGGCCACGGAGGACATCAACCTTACTGGAGACATTACGTCCAGTACGGTTACTTCCCCTACGATTACGTCTACCTCTTTAATTTCCGGGAATATTATTCAGTCTTCGGGCGGAATTATTTTGTCTTCCGGAACTTTTACTTCTGGTGGAAGCAATGGATTTCAAGGGCAGACACTGATATCTAATGGAGGAATTAGTCCCTCTTGGGAGGACCTCGTGTTTAAGGTTCAGGTGGAGTTGACTCCGGCCCAAATGTTGACGCTGGATACCACTCCCGTACAGATTGTGGCGGCTCCGGGTCTGCTTAGAAGCATTCAAGTAATGTCTGCTGCCTTCCGCCTTTCTTTTAATAGTGTTCAGTATGATTTCCCAGACTTAATTAAGTTGGGAACATACATTGGTGTTTCTGAAGAGGGTCAGTTCACCCTTAACCCGGGCTCTATTAATGCTAATGGTGATGGGTATTTCTGCATGAATCAACTCATGACAGATAACGCTCGTATTTCTGAAAACACTGCGCTCTCTATTTACACGGATAGTCCTCCGGCTACAACAAATGGTAACAGCAATTGCTTTTTGCAGATAATGTACCGTATTGTTACACTGTGAGAGACATACGCAAAGTTTGTATCGGTCCTGACTACAAGGACTCGATGTGTTACATAGTGGGGCAGTCCGTTCTTGGAAGCTCCCACTCTGTGCATTTAATTAAATACAGTGATGAGACGGGGAGTGTCCTTATCTACATCCAACAGGAGGACATCGTGGTGCTTTGGAAAGAGTTCAGCGCCAACATGCCTATTTCAATAGAATACAATATTAACTTTTGAGAGCAGTCAATCAGTTTATCGTAAAGGGACAGAGATACAACAACACTAAAGGCGACCTCATCGTAAACTCGAATGAGGAAGACCACCGCTTCTCTAATCGTGAGGGCGAGGTAATTGCTTTACCGTTGGAGTATCAGGGACCTATCGCCATTGGGGACACCCTACTGGTGCATCACAACGTATTCAAGTTCTACAACGACATTAAGGGTCGGCAGCAGAGTGGCCGCAGTTTCTTTCGTGAGGACCAGTTCTTTGTGGACTTCGACCAGTTCTATATGTATCGCGCTCCGGGTGGCGGATGGATTCCCCAAGGTCGATATTGCTTTGTAGAGCCCGTACCCCCGGAAGATTCAACCATCTTCAAGCCAACAACTGAAGAACCATTGGTTGGGATAATGCGGTATCCAAATGACTATCTTAAGGGTCAAGGAATTGAGTCTGGTGATGCAGTGACTTTCTGTCCGGAGAGTGAGTATGAGTTTTCTGTGGACGGGGAGAAGTTGTACCGGATGTTCGACCATCAAATAACATGCAAGATTCAAAGAAGCTAAAGCAGAGCATCATCGCAGCGGGGAGGGTAGCTGTTGAGCAACTGATTAAGGTGGCTCAAGAGGATATCCTAAAGCCTAGCGAAGACGATGAGCTTGCGGCGGACAGGTTGAAGAATGCGGCGGCCACTAAGAAGCTCGCCATCTTCGACGCCTTTGAAATCTTGAACCGCATCGACTCGGAAGAGGAGGCGCTGGAGTTGGCTTCGGGCACCGCCAAGACAGAAAGCAAGGTGGGTTTTGCAGAGCGAAGGTCAAGATAAACTGTACCGCCCCGCAGAGGGTTTGGTTACAAAGTCCGTTGTTTCCAACAAGAACCGCGCTAAGACGTGGCTCTATGGGTACAATGAGAAGTACGATATGGTGGTCATTTCCAAGTCTGGACAGATTGGTAGCATCATTAACATCAACGGATTAAACATCGCTCTCCCACCGGCTCCTAAGGACTTGAATAGGGACACTGACAAGTGGGTGCGCAAAGAGTTTCCGCGTGCCCTAAGCCGCGTCCAGAACATCTTCCAATGGAACGATATGCCCAAGGGCTTTAAGGCTGACTGGGTAGACTATATCGAGAGTGAGTTCGACCGTAGGGATGAAGGCCACTGGTTCTACAATAACGGCAAGGCGACGTACGTTACGGGGGCCCACTATATGTACTTGCAATGGACGAGTATCGACGTAGGTTATCCTGATTTCCGTGAGGCGAACCGAGTCTTCTTTATTTTCTGGGAGGCGTGCAAAGCTGACAACCGATGCTTTGGTATGATGTATCTCAAGATTCGTCGTTCCGGATTTTCCTTTATGGGCTCCTCGGAGTGTGTCAACACTGGCACCTTGGCTAAAGACTCACGGGTAGGCATCCTATCTAAGACCGGTTCTGACGCCAAGAAGATGTTCACCGATAAGGTAGTCCCCATCGCCAATAGGCTTCCGTTCTTCTTCAAGCCAATACAAGATGGTATGGACAAACCGAAGACGGAGCTTGCGTTCCGTATTCCTGCGTCTAAGATTACGAAGAAGAATATGTACGATGTGGAGGACGAAGAGATTTTCGGACTGGACACCACCATCGACTGGAAGAATACGGACGACAACTCCTACGACGGAGAGAAACTAATCCTACTGGTCCACGACGAGAGCGGGAAGTGGGTCAAGCCAAACAACATCCTAAACAATTGGAGGGTAACCAAGACCTGCCTACGAT